CGACAATCTTGCCGGTACTCAAGGACTTGTCACCATCGCCTAGTACCTCATCGTCACCATTCAGGTCATTCCAGAAAGGCATGGTGACGGTTGTACCGCCAGCCGTGATCATTCGAGATACACGTTCGTCAGATACAGCCACGCCGGACTGCACCAAGGCAGAGTTCTCAGTGGAATACTGTTCGGTGTATTGGTTGTAGATTTCAGGTGTGATCGTATCGAGCACACGGGTTAATTCGTTTGCCATTATTCATCGGCTCCTTTATTGGCCAGTGCCTCAGTCAGATTAAGCTTCGGGTTAGCCATAATATTTTTGATGTCGCCGCCAACGGGTTGCCCATTGCCGGCCGGTTCATATTCAGGTTTGGGGTCACCTTGGAAAAGATAGGCGTTATCCTTGCGGATGGCAGTCAATTGATCGTCGAGACCGTCAAGCTTGCCGTCATCAGTTAGCTTAATCTTGTCCATATCGAGAAATCCTTGCAGTGCACGGGGATTGCGGACCTTGGCAGCCGTCAAAGCACCATCAAGCGCAGCGTGCAGCTTGGTCTCGCTCAATTGCTTGGCCAGTTGCTGCGTGTCGGCCTTGTATTTCTCCTCCAATGCCGAATAATTCTTGGACAGCTCCTCATTGTCGCCAGCATTCTTCCGCAAATCCTTCAGATCCTTGTCGCGTTCAGCGATTTGGGACTTCAAGGATTCGTTCTCGGTAGACAACTGCTCCAACTTACCGGCCTGGTCCTTGTACTCACCAATAGCCTTGCCGTGAGCAGCCATGACCTTGTCGATGACGTCTTTTTCTAAACCAAGTGATTCCAAATATTCTCTATTCATGTTTTCCAACCTCTTTCGTGGATTTGTAACGCGGGACGACCGCGTTCGAGGGCATAACAAATGAGCCTTTTAACGACTTGCTCAGGTCGAGTGGTGTTTACTTGGTAGGTGTTTCCTTCTTCGGATTGGCCTTGTACCCGTTCTTCTTCCAGTCCTCAAATGACGTGTTATCAATCAGCTCGCTCTTGCCAGTGTCTGGGCTCTTGGCCCACCGCCGACTCGGCAATGACTCCAGTGCTGGCTCATAAGGGACTGTCGTACACCGACAGTGAGCATGCATTACTGGATAATTGACACCCTCTTTGCGGTCATCCGTCTTAAAATGCTGTCCATCAAGCTTCCGGCATTGAGTGCAGGTGTGTGCCTCCAGTGTTGCCAGATACTTATACTCTTTGACGTCCATTTCCTTGTATGATTCAGCCGTGGCCTCCTCGGAAATGTGAGCCATTTCGCTGATCACCAATCGATGGATGACGTGCTGACTGAAGTCCTGCAACTGGCCGCGCATCTCTCGCTCAATCCGGGCATAGCTGTATCCAAGCGTGATGCTCTGGCTTAGATTGTTGACTAGCAACTCTGGCAGATCATTGACGGTGTTCTTCCACAACCGCTTGGAGAAGTTGCTCCCTACCCACGGCTTATTAACGACAATCGCCAGCTCTTGATCATCGAACGTTTGAAAGTTCGCCGCAATCTGCTGGCGTGCCATCTGGATGTTGTAATTCGTGCGCATGTACGTGTCATCAAATTGGCTGGCAAGTGCTGACTGAAACTTCGGTGATTCCTTGTCACTGAACTCTGCCATGTGCTGCTGCATCTGAAACTGCAACGCCTGCAACCGACTGACGCGACTTTTGATGTATTCCAGGTCAAGCTCTTGGTCATGGCCGCCTTCAATGGCTTTGGCTCTGAACTCGTCCAGTGTCATTTGCCACGTCTTGGCGTTCATGCCTGACATCAGTGCCTGAGCATCTGTGATGTCCATTGTGCCGTCCGTCTTAGCGTATCTGGCATACCATTTTTGCAGATCATCATTGGCGCTCTCGTATGCCGTGTTCAACCGCTCAATCATGCCCGCTTCGTAACTCGACGAGTGCCGCTGCATGTTGACCTGTGTCTGCAAGAAACGGCGCTCCCAGTAACTAAGCCTTTTCTTCGCCATCGCCCTCACCGTCTTCGTTATCCTTGCTGTTCTTGCCTAACGGATCAGGACTGGCGAATGGGTCGGGTGTCTGGGCCCGCTCCTCCTTCTCACGCTTGCGGTCGCTCAGTTCGTCTTGCCAGTCAGAGACTAGCGGATTGTTCTTAGCGATGGCTTCATCGGACGTGACTTGCGACAGTTTGGAGATAATGTCGGCCTGTTCCACGTCGTTCTGAATACCGCTGCGGATCCAGGTCTGCTTGATGGAGAGATCGGACGGTTTATTCAGCTCATCCAGGATAAAGCGCACCAGCTTGTTGATTGACGGCCGGAACTCTGATTCCATCTGGCCAACTTTGAGCTCCAAAGGGCCGTACAACATCTTCATAGCCACGCCAGTCATATTGGTCCCGGCCTTAAGGTCCTTAGGATTGACGCCTTGTCCTTGGATAAATATGTTGTCAAACGTCTCCTGCAGCAGCTCTTTGCGGGCGTCCACGGGAATGTCGATGGTCAGCTTGCTCAGGCCGCTGTTGTCGCTGCCCTCTGACTCAAATTCGGCCATCTTGTACTGGCGGAGGTTTTGCAAGAACTCATCCTTGTCAGTCCCTGAATAGTTGGTCAGGATCAGGATGACCTGCTGAACGTCCTGAACATCATTAACGAAGCCGTTATAAACAAGGTCATAGGCGTCAATCAGGCCCTTAACCGCACACAAATCACCGGATTTATCTGATTTGTTGTTGAACGGAATGAACGGAATGCCGTTGAATCCATGGTTAATTGTGGCCGTGTTGTCCATCGCCTCAGCATTGACCGAATCAGTCACGCCAATGCGTTGATCATAAATCATCTGCGTGTAGCTCTCGCCCTGTTCGCGTTTGAAAAATGTAGCCTGATCCTGTGTCCAGTACTCGTCGAAGATATACACCTTGCCATCTGATGGATCCAACTGCTCATAGGTCCGGCGCACTGCCTGCAGCTCATCATCCAGAGTGGACTTGTATATTGGCGTCACCTCATTGGGCGGCACGATTGCATACTTGAATTGGCCTTCTGGACCGTGCCAGCAGTGAATCCAGCCGACACCGGCAAGCGAAGCATCCACCGCAATGCGGAATAGTGTCTTGTTCCAGTCGTCGCCGAGCATTTCGAGGACTTTCTTGTTGAGAGCATCATTGCCCGTGTCAATCATGGGCGGCCGGCTCACGCCAAATGCTGCCTTCTGATCAATGAGCAGCTGCAGAAAATTTGAGCTCACCCGACTGTCATGCATTCGCAGCGGATTGTCCGGCTTGTCGGTTTGCTCATCGGCTTCACTCTTCTGTTTCTTGCTTTTCAGCACGATGTCATTGCGATTGTGGTAGTACCGTTTGGATTCCTTGTATCGATGTCCACGTTTCACCAGGTCAATATCGGACTGCTCAAACACCTTACGTGCTGTGTCCAAGTCCATTGGTTTTGCATTTGCCATTGGCTCACCTCCCATGCCAGAAATAACTGCGTTTGAAATATGGAACGATGACGGTCTCGACCATGTAGCGATCGGCGTCGCACGCATGGTCATGCTGCTTCACCGGCTTGTCTTCGCCACGGTCGGCCGCCTTCTCGTCCCAAATATATGAATTCATTTCTCTGAATGTATTGACGCACTTGCTGGACCATTTAATCTTGCCCTCGTCCATGAGTGACATCTCGCTTCGGATGCCATCGAGCACATTATTCTTTGCGTTCCTCACACGAAATCCCCTCTGCTTTAACGCCACTTTGAACGACTTAGCGGATGGATCAAGGATGACCGGCACTGCTGATTTCTCCAGTCCGTTGCGTGCATAGAATTGCTCTAGCTCATCGGCGTACTGCTCATCAGACAGCTGCGTGTTGGTCTCACTGTCACGTCCCGAATAGTAATACTCGTCAGTTGAATACCAGACGGACTGATACAAGCTCCATCGCTTGAAGGCGGTGGCGTTCATTGTCCCATAGTCGATTGAGACAGCATCTTGCTCATAAACAGTGTCCGCCGGCAGGTCAACGACCATCTTGTCCGCATTGAAATTGGAGTAGATGATCCCTTCTGCCATGACCCAAAGACCCTGGATATACCGCTTGTAGAACACGCCGGAATACTGGCTCTCATAACGCTGCCGCGTCTCCAAGTCCATTGAAGGATTGTCCGTCATCAGAAAGTGCAGCCGCAGCGCATTGCGTTGTTGAATGCGGTCAATCCACTGGACTTTGAACCAATGGAACGGACCGGCAGGGTTGCAGTTAAACCACAGCTTAGCGCCTGTTTCCGAGTTCCGGGCCGTGGCCTGATTGACGAACGATTCCGGCATGAGCGCCACTTCATCGAAAAAGAATCCCGCCGTCGTTAGACCCTGAACCAGGTCTTGACTGGATTCATCCTTGCCACCGAACAGATAGTAATAGTTCTCCTTGCCGCCGCGACTAATTGTGATCATGTTCTCGGCCCGATTGTCTCGCAGATGAAAACCACGACTGGCCAGCATCTGTTTCAGTGGCCCGACCACATTTCGGCGTAACGAGCCGATTGTCTTGCCCGCCATGCCGAACTGTTTGCGGTCAAACGTGTGCATTGACCAGAGGACAAACGACATGGACATCACGACCGTCTTACCGGCACGAATTGAGCCATCGGCGATCACCATGTATTTATCCTTAGTCGCTGGATATCGCCACCAGGAGAGGACTTGCATTTGCCGACGAGAAAACGGCTGGAACTTAAACGTCACCGTTTGCTTCGGCCGACGATTGATCATCAGCTGCATCTTGCTTGTCCTCTCCTTCCCACACGTTGGCTAGATTGTGATCAATTGCGTCGATAAAGCCATCGTCGTCCTGATCACCGACTTCTTCCGGATGTAGAATCAGCTTAGCTTGACGTTCCAGCAGATCAGCTTCAATCTTGGCCTTTCGAACCTGTGCTTCGAACAACGGATCAGCTTCCGCCGTCGGATAACGTTTCAGGATTTCCTTTATCGCACCGATCCGGGTCCTGATATCGGCTTCCTTCTTCACAGTATCGAAGTAGTCCGGCCCGGACACCACAACGGTCTCTTTCTCCTCACCGCGAGCAATTCGAGTGAGCAGCTTCATGGCTTCGTCGGCCTTCATGATCTTAGCGTCTTCGAGTTTCTTCATGCGTTCGTCAATGGCTGCTTTAATGTCAGGTTTTGTCAGGTTCTCCTGGCCAATGGATCGCGCTGTGCGCTTACTGTAGCCTGCTTTCAGTGCTGCTGAAGTGGCATTGCCCAACTCGACGTATGCAGTCACAAATTTCTGCTGTTTTGTTGTCAATTTCACCGCATATCACCACACCTCCCAATTTGGATTTGAAACAAATAAAAAGACGCCGAAGCATCTGATTGGTTATGTACAACACGCTCGCCGCACACCCGACGCTGTGGCACGTCTGGTAGTGGGTGAACGGGTCATGGCATGTTGGCCCCTGGCTGACATGTGATGCGAGCTGGATGTTAAACAGCTCGATTCCATATTGTTTTCCACGTTATGATGTGGCAGTGAACGAGGGGCAATTGGGCGGCCAGGCTTCGAGCCTGTCTGATCGGAAAGTATCAGTGCATCTGCTCCGCCCTCAAGATAAATCATGGTAAAGGAGGTTTTGCATACTGCCATTACTGGCAAAGCCATCGGTCAGGATTTGCACCTGACATGATGATTGCGTGATTGGTAGTCGGCCAAACAGCATCCGACACTTGCCGGTTCATCTAACGAAGCGTTTACCTATTCCGCCACGATGGCTGCCCACGACCGAGTTCAGGCGGTCGAACACATCCTTTCTGAATGTGCGTGGGCTTATCTAGCTTTGGTACACTATCATAATAACCTGGATAAAGTGTTGTTTCCGACGACAAACCGACGATTTTTCAATCGAACTTTCTGAGGTCTGAGAGTTGGTATGCCTCTGCAAACATCAAGAAGGCCCACCGTTTTAGGTCACGATATCGGCTTTCCTCGTATCCAAGGTGCTGCATGATCTCGATATTGTTCCATTCCGGCACCGTCAAATACAGCTTGGTCAAGATAAACTCGCTCTTGGCGTCCAGTGCGTGAATAGCTCTGACAGTCTCCTCGACTTCCTGCAATGCAGACGCCCGTTCGACAAGTCGATCGTCAGCGTGATTGATTGCTGACTGCGCCCTGGGCATGCCGTCCATATTGGGAGACTGCAACAGGGACAGGCTTCTTCCAGCACGCAGCACTCGCTTCTGATGGTTTTTGAGAAACCCCCTAACGTTGGCCACGGTTGATTTCACATCAAGTTCTGGCATCATCGCCATCATTACAGCCACCCCTTCTGGTATACTGGTCTGTGAGAGATATTCAGGGATGGCCGCCATGCGCGGTCTTTTTTATTTGTCCGGGATGATAAATCCCCACTTCGGGTGCGTTGTCTTCAACGGTTCTCGGTGCGGCTGCTGCCGACACCATTCTTCATTGCGCTGACGAGCAGCAAGCATTCGCCGCTTCTTCTTTTTGACGCGGGATTTGGTTTTGCCCACTATTCTTCGCTCCAATCGATGATGATCTGGTTATATGTGATTGTCCGACCACCGAGAAAAGCAGAATATGGGCTTTCTTTCACCCACGTCTTGCGGTACACAGACAGCGAGTGCAACCGTTCAGACAGCATCAGTACCATCAGCTCGTCTTCCATACGACTCACCAGATATTGCGCACGATTGTCTGAATCGTTATGATACTTCTTCAAAAATTCATTGCGATCGTATAGTACAAACTTCTTTTTGCCCTTGGATGCTGCCTCTCGGCAAAGACGAGGGACGTCAGCATTGTTATACCAACGCTCAAACCATCTGCCGTACTGTTCCTCCCGCAAAATATTAAGTGAGCGGCGCATATCGGTTTGAGTCGTTATTTACCCTCCACATCAAGTTTTGTCTGACTATCAACTGGCTCACCATCCAAATCCATCTCTTGCTCAGATGGCGTCAGCTCGATCAATGCCGGCGCATGAGACGCTGCTTCCAGTGCATCCCGCTTCCCGTTGAGCGACGCAGCGTCCACCCGGATTTTGAGTTCCGTCACTGGTGAATCTTTATACATCTTGTTCGTGCTACTCACGATTGTGGCGGGAAAACTAATCTTGTTATCTTTGATGTTCTTGGTCATTTTAATCAGCCTCTTTCGTAGTCAATTGATGGATTACTGCATTTTTTAGATCCGGGTGCAAATGGACGATCACCCGTTTTTGCTCAGTGCCGTAGTGGCTCTGGTGATACTGCATCCAGATACAGGCCCGGAATACGTCGCCGCCGTTTGATTCGATTGCTCGTTCCATCGCCCGTTTGAACACAATTTGTTCTGGCGTCAATTACTCACCTCCCTCAATAATTTGTCGCATCCCGCCAGTGGTATTTGAAATCACGGGTAATTAGTGGCTGCTTCTCGTTCAGCGGCTTAGTGACACCCTGGGTGATCACTTTGAAATCGTGTGTCCGGACCACTACTGCCTCGACCGGATGGCCATACCGCATGGCGAACAGTCGAAAACGCAACTTGTTGGCCTGATCGATGCCGTACGCTCCAAAGCTGTTTTTCACGTCGATCACGTGCAGCCACTCGCCCTCCCAGTTTTTGATGATCACGTCTGGCGTGTAGATGATGCTGGATATTTTACCGCCCTCAATCTCGGTCAGCGGTCGCAATTGAAATCGGGGGTGAATCTCGTACGGCAGACCGCAGTCCCGGACAAAGTGAGTGTAGAACTGGTACTCTTTGGCACTATCGAACGTGTGGCCATCGACGAAAAACTTGTTGCCGCGCTTATTCAGGGCTGTTGGCGAACACTTGTGCATTTCGGGCGAACTACTCATTGGCTCTCGCCTCCCGTGCCTGTTTCAATCGAGCCGCTGCTTCTTTCCGCTGGGCGTCTGTCATCGTCCGTCGTTTCATGATGAGAACATTTCCGCTTATAGTTCCCTCCATTCGGGTGATGTCCCCGTTTTCTTCTATTGTCATAGTGGCGTTCTGGACCAAATCGCGATATTTACGATTATGTTTCGGTACGTCAGAATAGTAGTGCCATTCTTCCAGCTCGCGATCATAACTGATGATCGTCTCTTGCTCATTCCGTGGTGTCGTCGCCATTTTCTACCTCCTACCCGGCTAAATATCCCAAGTCAGCATCTAGGTGTTTAACCGCTTCGACCAAATCCTCGATCGTTGATGACTTGGCCATGTATTCCACTATGCGATCCTTGTCCGCAGCAGAGATAATCAATTCCCCACCATCAGGTTCGCCGTAGTCCACTGAAAATTCCCCTGAAAAAATGCGCTCATGTCCATCCCAGTGAGAATCGGCAAAGATCCCACGAACGAAATCTGTGTTGATGTAATCGCCACTGTCCAATTTAATCAGCATTATCCTTGGCCTCCGTACACCTGATTGGCAAATTTCTTGTAAGCATCAAAGTAATACTCGTTCTTGTCCCCGTTGTAGGTGACCTCGAAGTACATGCCGTCGGTGAGCGTCGTGCTCAGCAGCGCCTTGTTGTTGCCAAGAATCTTGCAGGACCAGACCACGTATATGCCGAACGTGGGCCAAACATCGCTCTTGTCCAGATGACTAATGGTCCATGAACGGACCGCGTCCTTGCAAAATTCGATAAATCTATCGGAATCCATCATTCTTCCTCCATCCATTCGTCACTGTCTATTACCCTGCTTCGTAGATTATGCACGACGTCCGAAATAGTAAGACAATCATGCGTAAACTTATCGGTGACGTGAGCGTCCCGTGCGGTCTGCTGAATCAACTCTTCGGCTATAAGCAGCTTCCCGTGGATTTCGCCACGCAGAAATTCATCTGCCATGCCGATCACCTCCAACTGATTTGATCACGTCCTGCTGCCATTGTTTCTCTTGACGCAATTGTCTAAGGCCAGATATGCCGATGGAGATAAGCAAATGTGCCCAGGCCATCTTGACCTCACTCCACCGCCAAGCCGCAGAATCTTCCCATGGTTTATTATTCATGGTCGTCGCTCTCAACCTCTTCCTGTTCATATTCTTCCAAGCGATAACGCTCAATTTCCTTCTGGTTGAATGATTCCTTTCTCCCAACATTCTCGTCGCAATGTTTCGGCTGCAGACCGTTGGGGGACTTGGAATAAACAAAATTACGACGCGTTTTTGGGACAAACACAAGATATTTGGTCGCTTGATGAAATGAAAAAGTCATTTCCCGTGTATAGTGTTGTAATCCATCCCATAATGCGGACTCCAGTACGAGCTCGCCGGATGCCACTTTATCGGCGAAGCTCTTGAACAAATCTTCCGGGCGTTGCATATTATTAAACTCACTCATCGCTTTCAACCTCCTCAACTCGGTATGGATGGGTTTTCCAGTCCGGCGTATGCGCGAGGATATTACTCATATTGCCCAGCAACGCCATCCCGTAAGCACGATCAAAATCATCGAATTGCCTTGCGCGTTTGCGATCCGCACCAAAGTCCAAATCATCCTGCGGATCACGGCCGAGGTATTCGCCCTTGCCATTTGTCACGACGTATTTAGTCATGGGTATCCTCCCGCAGCGTAACCACCTCGCCGCCGAACCGTTCAGCAACATCCTCTGCTGCAAGATAATCGTCATCCCAATCGATATAGGCGGATTTGATATCTATGGAGAGATTGACCTCATCCCCTGGTACTGGGATCCCTTCAACGTAACCCAGTCCAATCCGTACTACCTTCACTTCTGCTCGTTCAGTCATTTCACTTGGCCCCTTTCGGTTTCTTGTAATACGGTGCTCCATTCTTCTTGATCGCAATGTTGCCGATGTGTTTGCCATTGGTTCCTGAGTTGCCAACTTGCAGCCAGCCATTCTCGTCCAGATGCGGCTCTTCGCCGACCGGCAGCACGACGCGATGAGTGACATTCTCCAGTTGCTGATAAGTCACCAGCCACGGCTGCATGTTTGGCGTCGGACGCTCGCTCTTCGGCTTGCGCACTGGCTTAGCCCGTTTGGGCTTTTCCCTGCCCTTCGGAATTGGGTGCTGCGGGTCAGTCATGGCTATCCTACGAAGTTGCGGTTAATGCAAATCCAATCATTCTGTTTCTATAGAATCTGGCGGAGCGCCGCTCATGCGTTGACTGCCCAGCGTACAGAAACTGTATCGACTCGCCCCAGTTATTAAATCCGGAAACGTCTTCGAACTTTAGCGTCTCAAACCCGTTGTAATTCGGAACCCAAATGATCAAACTCTTCTTTTGTTCTTGTCCTGCTGTATCCATTACATTCCTACCGCCTTTCCAATAAGCACTAGAGCAAATCCAATCAAAATGAGTGTGAACACCATCGTTTCAACAATGATCACCTTGTCACGAGTTCTCACTGACTCTCGAATGATTGCAACCTCGAACCCGAGAATTGCAGCAACTCCGCAAAGAATCAGAATGCCCAAACCAATTTTGCTAATCATCAGCGCCCTCCTTCAGGTGTATATAAATCGGCAGCCGTTGCTGCTGATGGACAATTGCTTTGACCCCAGCTTTGTACAACGCATAACCAACCATTGTGTCAATGTTGCCGGTCTTTTCTTGATCAAAGTCACGGATCTCAATCGCTATGAATGTTTTCATCGGTCTTCTCCTTCTGGTTAATTTCTCGCGCTTTCTTGACATACGGCAGCCACTTGTTCCGCAAACCGGCACAGTGTGATGCATCTGCCATTGTCCAAGTTGGCTCAGTAGCTTCATACGTTCCCTTGCCGTCGTGATCAAGAGCAAAGCGAGTTTCATCAAACGCCGTCGAAATAGCAACCCAATAGGCTTCACGGAGATACCGTTGTTTCTTGATCAACTGAGTATGCAGGATCGTCCACTGCCGGTCTTCCTGATCGTATTCAGCAAGCAGCTCTTCGATTCGCTTGCAGTCGCTGCGGGTTTTCTCAATCTCTTCAAACTGATCCATCACAAACAGCGTGATATCAAAGTGCCACAGGTCAATTTGCTTGATGAGTTCCGCGAATGTCATCATGATCACGGCTCCTTGAACAGCATCGTGGCAGGCAAGAACTCGAACTGCATTGATTTCAGTTCGCCATCACGGTTCTTCGCGACCTTGACCATGACTTGACGCTTGCTGCTGTCTTCTTCGTCATCAGTCCGGTATAGAAAGATGACCACATTTGCGTCTTGCTCAATGGATCCACTATCCCGCAGGTCATACAATTCTGGTGCCCGATTATTACGTGCGTTCTCCCGATTGAGCTGACTAAGCAGCACAATTGGCACGTCTAACTCATTGGCTAGGACTTTCAGCGCCCGTGTGATATGGGTGACATCCTGATACCTATTGCCAGTGGGCTGGTCAGGCTCAATCAATCCCAAATAGTCGATAAATGCAACGTAATGCCCCTTTTGTGCGGACGCTGCACGTGCTCGGATTGACTGGCTGATCTGTCCGAGCCGCTTGGCGTCTTCCACAATCTTGATGTTCGATCCGTCAAACTCCTTGGCCGCTGCTGTCACCTTCTGTTTCTGGTCGCTGTCTGGGATATTCCGCTTGATCACTCGCATGGGCACCCGTGAAGTGAGTGAGATGAATCGGTTGCGGGTCTCTTTGTTGGTCATCTCCAACGAATACAGGTCAATCACCATTTCTGCGCTATTCCGCTGGATGCCGTCCATCATGTTAATGACAAAAGCTGATTTGCCTGTGCTTGGGCGTGCTCCAACGATAATCAACTGACCGCCAGACAGGCCGCCGCCTAGTAACTCGTTAACCTTGGGCATGGTCTTGATCATCCCATCTGTGCTGTGGGGCTTGCCCATTTCGGCCACGTAGTCGTGCATCAACTGGGATAATTGATCACCTTTGATTGCGTTGCCATCCTTGCCCATCTCTTCAAATGCTTTGAGCAAATTGGCTGCATTATCTTTATCGGGGTTTCGGGCAAAGTCCGCCGCCGCCTTTTGGGCCATAGTCGTGGCATATTGTTTTTGCAAAGTCCGCACCACGGAGCTAAGTGGATAGCGGAACAGTTGGCTTTCGTCGATCGGGCGCCAGTCAATATTTTTAGAAGCAGACTTGTTCTCTCGCTCAAACTTCTGTGCTAGATCCATTTCGCCGATCCAATCGCCGTCAAGCTTGACCATCAGCCGCACCAATTCGCGGACAGATGGATCACCAAACCATTCTGGTTTGACTGGGATGCTGTGGATCAGTCTCGGCTTGGTTGCCAATTGACCGATCAGCCAGTTTTCACTGCTGTTCATTCTCATCCTTCTTTCTTTCATACTTGTCCAGGAATGCAAGAATCTTATCAGCGGTCGCAGGTCGCCCATTGTCCGTGAAAGTCTTGGCTGTGATCTCAGCCGCTTCTTGCCGGGATACAGTCGGATGGAGTGCCATTTCGCCTTCAATTTCGCGGAGGAGCGCGGCGGCCTTGTCTATGGGCTTGGGTCCTTGTGGTTCAGGAGCAACCCCACCGCCTGACCAATCGTCTTCCCAAGAATGCTGATTGAAGAACGAACTGCCTTGTTTGATGTATTGAGGATCAGTCTGTTCCTTGGTCAGATACTTGACATAAGCTTCAATACCAGTCTTGATCTGATCATCAGTTGCTCCGTCCTTGATTGCCTTCTTATACGCCTTGAAAGAATTCTGCTTACCCAATTTCTTGGGATACAATTTCCAAAGTGCATTAAAGCGATCAAGCAAGACATCAGATGATGGTGTTTTCTTCTTGTCATTCTTAGGTTCTTGTTTATGTCCAGTGTGTGTAGCACTGTGTGTAGTATTTGCTGTGTCGTTTGGTGTTTCATTTTCATCAGAAAAACTCTGATAATCGGCGTAGTGGCAGACTTTTATGGTGGTCCCAGTCGTTCGTGACTTTTTCAGCTCAATCATTTCGTCATTTGCCAACAGAGTGAGAAAATTGGAAACCGTCTTTGTGTTGGCGTTCCATTGGGCTGCCAGCTTCCGAAGGCTCGTTAAACGTTCCCCGACACCGATAGTTATGAGTTGCCCGTTAACCAGAACTTTACGTGGCTTGTGGTTCACCATCATCAATATGTCGATCCACCACTTTGCATACTTCTCATTCCCGTTCTCCCAGAGCCAATGTGTGCGGAGGGAACGATAGATTTTAATCCAACCTCCGTCTGCCATCTAATCACCGCCTAGAATGGGAGATCATCATCGCTGATATTGATTGACTCACCACCGTCCGCAAATGGGTCCTTGACAGTGCTGGCTGCTGGTTTGCTTGAAGTAGCGGGGGAGCTGGTGTCATGCTGTTTGATTTCTGGTTCCTCGGTCATGGGCGCCTGGGATGGCTTGAAACTGGTAATGGCGGGGAACTCTTTGCCATCTTTGTTGTCAATCTTGACCCGCACCCGGACCGGCTTGCCCAGCATTTCTTCGGCCCAGCCTTGTGGATTACCAAACTCATGATCATTCTCGAATGCACCGGTGGCTTTAGTTAGGGCATTGAAGCGCCAGTCTGATTTCTCACTGGCCACGAAGTTATCAAACCGGATTTCAGAACCGGCACCTTCCTGGTCAACGTCATCACGAACCTTGTAATTCATCGTGACCATGGGCCGGTTGGTTGATTTCGTCATCGTGTACACGTAAGCGTTGGGGTAAACCTCGTATTCGCCTGCCTTGGTGATGATCGAATTGCCGGCATTGTTTTCATCAAATTTAAAACTCATTTTTCAGCACTCTCCTTCTTGGTTGGTTGCTTCGTGGCTGCTGCTTTTTTCTCAGTGGTCTTGGTCTTTTCCTTCTTGGCTTTTGCCTCGGCGTACTTGTATCCCTTAGCCAACTCCTCCAGAGTCCAGTCGGCGAAACTATCCTTGCCAAGTCGCTTCTTCAACATTTCAAGGCTCTTCGCTGCTGCGTCATCCTTGGCAAGCGTCTCGATGGCAATCAACGCCTTCCGCTTGCGCTCCCTCTCCTGGGCCACCAGGTCAACGCCCTCCTCAGCCCAGGCATAAATCTTGTGGCCGGTCTCCCGATTCAGCGGACGCTGTTCGGTGAAAATGGACGAATTGTCTTTCATCGCTTGCGCTGTGTGGTCCTGGTACAGTTGGAACGTGATCGTGAACTCGTATTCCAGCCCGTCCTTCAAGTCCGGTTTCAGGCCGACCTTCTCAACTTGGACCTTGCCCACGTCATTCCGAGTGACTTCGATGCCCTGCTTACTGCGGGACGTCGCGATAACATGGACATCGGTATCAGACAGCAAGCGCAACAACTGCTGCTGGTCTGGGCCGACCTTCTTCCAGTCGCTGAACGCCCCGCCAAGCTCGTTCACTTTGTCAATCAGTCCGCCTTCACCGCTCCACGCGCTGGTGAGCGAGTCAATGATGATCACTTCCACACCGGCCTGCTTCAACATATCAAACGCCTCGGCGTAGCTCTGGACGGTGAATGGCGGTTTCAATTCAACCTGCAAGAAATTGCCGATCGTCACGCCGTCATGTTCCGTGTTGACATACAGGCTTGACCGATTGTGTTCAGTCTCCACCATGCCGATTTTGGCCCAGTGCTCTTCATCGGTTGCTTTGGGGAGCATCGCCTCGACAATGCCCTTAGCGATGAGCAGTGAACTGAGCGTCTTGCCTGAGCCGCTGGCGCCCATCAGCATAATTGGCACTTTAATCTTGGCCCGTTCGGCCTTCTGAATTTTCATCGTGCATCTTCCTCCTCGTCCATCCGTCCCAGATACCGCCGAATCTCGTCATCAGTCATGCGATCCATTTCCATCAGCGACATTACTTCACCGCCCAGGACAGACCGTTCGCAGTCATGTAGGTTTGGAGCGCGTCCATTTCGTCCGGCGTGGCAGAGACTTCGATAACGTAGCTGTACTTCTCGGGTGCGGCATCCACGACTTCGCCGGTTTCGGTATCCACCAACTGGTCACCGACCTTCTGCTGGTGGAGAGCATCGATGGCTGCCTGTGCTTCCTGACGTTGCTTCTCAGCCGCTGTTTCCTGCTTCTGCTGCTCAGCATAGTTGTCCATCCGAGCCATGACGTCGGTCATCTCAACGCCTTGGTCAACCATCCCAAGCCAGCCGCCAGCATCAACATCCAATGCCTTGGCGTAATGAGCAATTGCTTTTCGGTCAGCCTCATGCTTCTCTTTCTGGGATTTCACGAAATCGGCTGCGGCCGCAATTTGACGGGTGCGCTCGATACTGGATAATGATTTGTTCTCCCAGCGCTGATCGTATTGGATATCTTCCGGTGCCAAGCCACGGGATTCTGTGATGGTCTTGATTTCCTGGCGCACTGCCTCGGCACGCTCTTGCCGCTGCCGTTCTTCTAAATCTTTGACACCCTGATCAATTGGAGCAATGGCCAAGTCAATGATGGCGGTCAAGCCATCCACTCGGTCCTTAAAATCGTTGTATGGTTTGGTAAATTCCCGCCGGACCTCTTTGCGTTTGTCATCAATGGCAGTACGGAATTTCCGCAGCTCGGCCCGTGACCGTTTGGCTTCTGGCAGTGTTGTCTCTGTGATCACCAAGTGCTGATACTTATCGGCAACGGCCTGGGTCTGCTCTAGCAGTGCGTCGTAATTACGGATGCCCAAGGTTGCCGGCTTGTAGTCAACGCCGAAGTCCGTGACACTTGGCGTGTTTTGGTTTACATTAGTCATGAGGTTAATTTCCTTTCTCATTGCCGTCTGACGTGCCCGCGTCTGCGGCTTTTTCTTTGCCTTCTACCCAGCTCAGAATGTCCTCAAGAAGCAGGATGTCCGAAGCTAATGATTCCATGACGTTTGGATTCTCCCGGTACAATGCTTTATAGGTCAACGCTTTAACCTTCAGTTCGCGGAGTTCCAACACGTGTTGATACACGTCGGTACCGGTGCTGTTGATAATAAATTGTGGTCGCATTTCAATTCCTCCTATGCCCATGCATCCAGCAAATGGGCTTCCTTGTGCTGGCGAGTCAGCTGACGGATCTTCTTGTTGGCAATCCGCAGTAAATCGTCAATCTCATCTGACGGGCCGGCCAGGATCCGCAGCAGCGTGATCCGGTTACGCCAATTCATCAGTGTGGCTAAGTGCTTTTCATCGTTGTCCATTCTGATCATCCTTTCTAGTTCCATCCGCTTCCCTGGATTCGGTCCCAGTTCTGTTCGATCCAATAGGCCATCGGCCGAGCCTTGATTTTCCACGGGCTACCTTTCCCCGTACTGTATCGGACAGGCCCATCACGGTCAGTGCTGAGATCAAACTCATTTGGCTTGAGCACATGCTCCACGAGCCAGCCAGAGTCCCGGCCCACCACATCCGAGAACTGCTGGAGTGTCCAGGTGACGCCCCAGAGATCAGGGCGCACACTCTCCGGTGGTTGCTCGAAACGTCGTTGTAATTTAGTAGCCGGCATGTTTGTCACCTTCTTTCAGTGATTTATTCGCACGGCCCTTGAGATATTCGTCAATCTTTTTGGCAATTTTCTCGCCCTGGTCCTTATCTGATGGAGCATCCATCTGGACTTGGAAACCAGCAATCTGATTCAATGTGGTTTGGAGCTGCTTCACCTGCTCAGATGCGAGCAGCAATAATTCCCGTAGGTCTTCCAAGTTTGTGGGCATCACTTGAGCAGTCAGCCTATTCATCATTGTCACCTTCCTTCTCGATTCCACCTACTTTGTTGTGTGACGCACTCCGAATAATTGACTGAATGTGGCTTGCAGTGGCCTGAGCGTACCCCAGTGAATAAGCCGGAGCATCATCGTACAGGACAGTAATCTGCTCGGCGAGTCGATAAATCTTTTCAAGTTGGTCCTGACGGACAGTAATCTTTCGTTCATCGAGTTCCATTTCTATTCCTTCTTTCTGGTTGTCTATGGGATAATATCGGCAGGAGGCGATTACCATGTCCGATGAATTCCCGACGTATCGCGCGGCTCGCAAGGTGTTGAAGGCTCTCAATCAAGTTGCTTTGCCTGGCCAGATTGTGCCCAGCGACGTCGTCGCAACACGGCTGAATGTTTCTCACTTGGTGGTTGAAGACCATGCCAGATACTTGGCGTCTATTGGGTTGCTCAAGTACGACAAGTCCAAGACGGACTACTATGCTTCACTCAGTCCAACGGACGCTGGATCCAAGTATTTTGTCTTGTCGGCCGACCGGGTTCGCCAGTTCATCTACAAATCCATACTGGTTCCAGTCATCGTCAGCCTGGCGACGTCGCTTCTTCTTCACTGGCTATTTGGATAGCGCCCAGTACACCAAGGCGGACATGAGGAAGGCCACAAACGCTGGCACAATCCATTCGTTGATGATCCTGTCGTTCTGCTCCTCGACCGGGTCTTTTTTTCGTTGTCCGTACATGATTTATTCCTCCTCGACATATCCGATCCGACGCAGTAGCTGGATCACTGCGTCCTGGGCTTCACTCAAAGTGTTCAGTTCAGGTGACAAATAGAAGTCCTCACCTTCTGAATAATCGTGGAACCAGTAGGTGCCATCTTCCGCCCGGCCCAATTCACCAATGCTGTCACCGTCCACATTGACGACGTGAACGGCATCGATGCCGACATGTGGCGGAAAATATTGGAACTTCACTGTGTTTTTCATCCTGATTTCCTTCTTTCTGATTGCTCGTGAGATAATGCTCTCGGGAGGTGTTGAAGTTGATCTGGTTATCTATAACCTTTCTGCTGTGGCGAATGAACTTGTTTGGAAGGGCCAAAGTGTCCCTGAAGTATCGGCACTTGGATTTCATTAAAGCCAATCAATTGGCTAGGCGAGAATATCGACATTTCAAACCGACGGGCTCCTCAGTTACCAAATCCGTACCCACCGAGTACATGCGGATAACTGTCTAAGGTAAATATCACCTGATGATGACAACTCTGTCCCTAGTTCCTTGGCTTATTTCCATCCTTGCGCTTATCATCAGCATTCTTGCTTATTTGAAAAAGTAAACAAGGATTGCGACGACCAGGGCAATACCCGACACAACGTACCCACCAATCTCAATCCGACGTTCGTACTCGTCCGGAGTGAGATATTTTTGTGTTCGCTTGCTCATTCTGATCACTCCGTTTCCTGCTCATCGAACAGTGACACTTCCCGGGTCTTCATGAGCGTTGCCGTGGATGGCTGCCAGTTGGCAATGAATTCATCGGCTTTATCGAAGTCCTTCTTCCGCAGCTGCGTCCGTGTCTTGATCCCAATGTATTCGTTCAAGCCTCGATTGATGTCTCGGTAGAACAGTGCCCGCTGCTTGTTATCCAGCTTCATGTGGTGGACAGCGAAGTATTGGCTGACCGCCTTGTTGACCTGACGGCTGATGTAGTTATACTCGCCCGGAGCCACGGACACGTTCTGCTCCAAATCAGTAACGCGGGTGTCCAGCTTGGTGATGTTCTCCACTGCCCGGTGAGTGACCTCCATGGTCAGGGCTAACTTCTCTTCGGGGGTCTGAGGAAGCTGAGCCTGCGGATTGAAGTAATTCTCTTCCAAGCTATCAAACACGTCCCAGGCTTTATCTGTCCCCAACATTTTTGAGTGACGGGCCGCACCGCGACGGGTCCAGAGCATAAGTTGACGTGCGTTCTTACCAACTAACCCTGAAATTCCGGGTAAGTTCTTGAAGTCCGCTAGCTCTTGTCCTTCGAGCTTGAAGTAATGAACCTCTTCGGTGAACTTGTTCTCGTTTGACTTGAAATTGTCATTAATTCGTTTTGCATTAGTCCCATACAGCTCAGCTAATTGGTCTGTAGTCAGCACCCGCTGGCCTTGATTCTCAATCGGTGTTAAATCGTTCATTTTCATTTCCTTCTTTCTGATCACTCGTGAGATAATGCTTTCAGGAGGTGATAATGTAATGAAATTGGATCCTGATTGTGTTCGTGATGTCCTACTGACGGTGGAAAGCCATTCCACCTATCACAAAGGTGTTGATCCTCAGGCCTTCCACGAAGATGGGTTAGACGTGAAATACGGTACGGAAAAGCTTCTATACCATATTCGCGAAGTCTCTGACGCAGGATTGGTCATTGGATTCAAAGCTTTCATCGGTGGCGGCTTTTTAATCAAAGACTTGTCCCCAGAAGGACACGATTTTTTGGCCGATATCCGCAGTGAGACCAACTGGAAAAAAACAAAGGAAGTTGCTTCCAAGGTTGGTTCAACGTCGATGAAGGCTTTGATCACGATCGCAAGCTCAGTTATTTCATCGGTGATAAATAAATCTCTTGGCCTTGACTAGCTGCTAGGAAAGTCATCGTAATCTTGGACGGCCCATCACCGTGAATATGGAGATCAATGTCTTCCACACATTTGATTTCCACATCATTCACGTAGATATGGCCGTTTTTGATTGCCAAAGAATTGAAGTCTTGACCTTGCTGTTCATTCATTTCGATTCCTCCATTCACAGTCCCAAATATTCCTTTACCTTCTGGAGATTTTCGTCGGCAGCAGGACCAGCGGTCATCCCCATGATCAGTTGCCGAAGATATTGAGGTGTCCATCCAAAATGTTCCGCCACCTCTTTCTGGGTCATGTCCTTGTCGATGAGTTTCTTTTTGAATCGTTTGCCTTGTACTGTCATGGCTTGCATTCCTCGCTTTCTTTTTCAGCTTAATCTTTCACCTTATAAAGGTATTGACAATCAGTTACGAATTTCGTAATATCAAAGTATAGTTAATAAGGCCTTCAAGGCTCCTCAATTGCCCGTCCCTCAACGGTTTCAGTGGACGAACCTTGTTTGCTTATTTAGCTTGCTTGATTAGCTGATGTCTAAATAATAACGAACTTCGTGGAAATAGTCAACACGTAATTACGAATTTCGTAATTAAATGGCGTCAGATACGGGAGGAACGTTGATATGACGCTGTTTGAGCGGATTAAAAAATATGCCAAGCTCCGCGGAATGCCTTTGACGCAGGTCGCAAAACGGTCCGGCCTCAGCGATAATGCCATTTATGGCTGGAAAAAGCACACTCCAAACGAAGCAACTCTACGGACAGTCGCTCGGGTGCTCGGCGTGACCTACAAGGAATTGACCGGGGAAGATGATGACGGTACTGCCATCAAACAGATCGACCTGAAGGCAACCATGCACGATGATCACACCGTTGTTGCTTGGGACGGCAAACCCATCCCACCCGAGGAAATGGAAATGATCCGCCGAATCTTGGACGGGGGAAAGTAGGGACGCCGATTGGACAAAGAATTACTGGACTACTTACTCGGTATCGCTTGGGATCATGGGATTGGTTATAAGTTGGAACCGATGGAAGATGATCACTGGATACCGGTTTATTTGCCAGCCAACAACCTCATCATAATTAACACTAACTGGCACATCCCGCAGCAGATTCCTTTGCAGTTGGCCCACGAAATTGGCCATGCCCTGGACGGTGATAATGAGTACGAATATCAGGCGTGTTTTGCTGCGTCATCCAAAGTGGAGAATGCCGCCACCCGTCGTGGGCTAGAACTGATCATTCCCCACGTCTATGAAGATGTTGAGCCGTACGACGTTAATTATCAGCGATTTATGGATTCCTTGGCGGTTCCGTCTCACTATGCTGGCGTTGTGGAGGAGATCATTGATGACTATTACGCTGGAAGGGAGGAATAAAAATGGATGTAGAAGAATTGCGGCAATACATCGAGGAGAACAGTCACATCAAGAATGCGTTCATGAGCCACGAGCTGGCTCATCTTAACGAAATCAACGATGGGCTGGCTCCATCTCGTCGTCACAACGCAGCCGTCCTGCAGCATGACGCAGATCGGGCTTATGACGCATTTATTGATGATCTGTACAACCGGATCATGGCCGGGCTTAAACTCCACCGCACTGATAGCGCCGAGAAGTGGGCCACTGCCATTGAGGAAGCCGAGGTACTGGACAACGTCGAGGAGTCAATCCTGGATGCCGACGAATAAGCATCGTAGTCAAACAATGTGAATGAAGTTGTAATGATTTTCTCAACCTAAAGGAGCGTGGTCTTATGGCAACCGTCATGGTCCGCTTTTATCAATGTGGTCACCGAATCGTCAAGAACTTCCAAGCAGAACTGATCAAGACGTACACAAATTCTGCCTTGCTTGACATTACGGATAGTCAGGCTTTTACAGTTCAAGAAATCATTGACTTAAATTATCGCATCGTTGTGCCGATTAAACGGATTACCGAGCAAAGGGAGTCTCGCAAATAAAAAAACCTCACCCGCTGTAACGAGTGAGGGATTGGGCCCTGTGGTAGGCCTTGATGGACAAGTCAATTTTACCACAGGGAGGAATTATCATGAAGAAGAAAGTCTTAGCAGTAGCCGCCACATTACTGGCGTCAACGCTCGTACTGGCCGCCTGCGGCAGCAGCAATTCGGGGAGCAGCAGCAAGTCGTCATCATCCAAGACGGAAAAGGTGGAGAAGTCCAGCAGCGCGAAGGAGAGTTCATCTTCCAAGACCGAGACTGCTAAGGTTGACCGCGCCGGCTATGACGCCATCAAGATCGGTGATTTGATGAAACAAGGTGAAGGCGGCGATACGCTGGAAGCCTTGAAAGCCAAGTTCGGTGCCCCGGCAACGTCATCGACCACGACCACCAATGGAATCAAGTCCGACGTCATGGGCTGGACCAACATTGATGGCCTGGCAGGCGCCACAATGTCTGTATCCTTTGTCAGTGATAAGGCTGTAAGCAAAGCAATCTCAAAACTTAACGCTGACCGGCCGAAGGATATCACGCTTGCAACGTACAACGGAATCAACGCTGGGGCGAAATATGAGGACGTCAACAAGCAGATTGGTGAACCCAATGGCTTGACCGAGACCAACGTCGCCGGCCAGACCACTGTGGTTGCCGTTTATCTCAACAAGGACATCACTAGTTTCGCCAGTCTGTCATTTACCAATGGCGCGCTGACCACGAAGACACAATCGAATTTGAAGTAAAAAAATAGCGCCTACCCTCAATTCCGTGGCTGGACGGGGTAGACGCTGCACGAACGACGCTCAATGAGTGCCGCCCTTGGTGTACTCATTATAACACAGGAGGTTGAACATCATGTCAGTTTTCAAACGAGATACCGGAAAATGGGTTTCTCAAACGTCGTATTACGACAAAAACGGGAAAAGAAAATACCGTACGCGCACTTTTACCACCAGGCGAGAGGCATCCGTTTTCGATGCCCAGCAGATTCAGGACGCTGAAATGGAAACGGGATCCATTCCACAGGACATCTCTATCGCCAATTATTTTGATCAGTGGGTGGCCACGTACAAGAAACCAGCTGTGTCGGCCAATACATTACTCAAATATGTCACCAGTGGGAACACTATCCGGGAGTATTTCCGGGACAAGAAGCTAAAAGACTTGAACCGTATTGAATACCAGAAGTTTTTGAACTGGTACGCTGACGACGGGTTCGGCCACCGCCATAGCAAAGAGAGCGTCGAGAAGCTGCACGTCCATGCTCATGCCGCCATTCGTGCCGCTTATGATGACGGCTATCTCAAACGGGACATTGCCAACCGGCCAACAATTGGCGGGAAGCAAGGCAAGAAGGACTCGCTGAAATTCTTGGAGGCTGCCGATTTCGAGCGACTGCGGGATTACGTCAATCAGTTTGCCAGTCCTGATCGTCTGTCGCTCATGATGATTCAAACCGCAATTTATTCCGGCGCTCGACTCTCGGAAATTGCAGGACTGACGTTTGACGACGTGGACGAGAAAGCCGGAACACTGGACATCAACAAGAACTATGACTACGTGGTGCCAGATAACACGTTCAAGCCGACCAAGACAGCCAGTAGCACTCGCGTTATCGACGTCTCCCCCATCCTCGTCAAATCGCTCCATAAGCTCATCCTAGCACAGCGGGTGCGGGCCAAGGTAAATCCTGACAGTCTGGTCTTCGCAGGCTTAGACGGCACGCCACCGACTTCTAACGGGGTCAATAAGGAGTTGCGGCGGGCAATGGCTCACCTACAGATTGAGAAGGATGGATTCACATTCCATGGCCTGCGCCACTCTCACGCCTCGTATCTGCTGGCGTCTGGCGTAGATCTCCAGTACGTGTCCAAGCGCCTGGGTCATGACAACATCGGGATCACGGCTAAGACATACACACACATCCTGGACAGGCTGGAGAAGCGGGAGATCCAGAAAATGCTGGAGGTGCTGAAATAATAATTTTGTGTCGGCTGTATCCTTTGTGGGCCAAGGGGTTGGGAGTAATTTGACTAACTCAATGACTAACGGAATATCGATTTCTGCTGCCAGTTAGTCAACGAGTTAGTCACTTGGAAATATTCTCTCTGTTTCTATCTGTTTCTAAAACGCCGAAATCGTATCACATCAGCGTTTAGAAAGCGTAAGAAAAAGGGAGAAACCGAAGTTTCTCCCTCAATATACCGGTGATCGGGGTCGAACCGATACGCCCTCAACGGGCACGGGATTTTGAGTCCCGCGCGTCTGCCAATTCCGCCACACCGGCATAATAATTATCAGTAACACTGTGATACTTGGCCTTTTAAG